GTTGCATTTTTCTTTGCCATTATATTTAAAATTTAATTAAAGTTAAAAAAAAGGGAGTGTCTTTGAAGACACTCCCCTAATATTATCTACTTATTACTCTTGGAATAAGAAGAAGTTGTTTGCACCTAACGTACATACTGCTCTTTCAGATAAGAAGTGAACCTCCATTGCATCTAAGCTTGAAGTTTCTGCTCCACCTGCTGAACCTGTAATCCACGTTTTGTAACGTCTATCTTCTGTTTCAGAAGCTCTGTATCTAACGTGCAAGAATGGTCTCTTAGCATTTTTACCAAGAACTTGGTCATATACTGAAGTTGAACCTGCAGGAACTAACAATCCATTGATTCTACCTGAACCTGCAATTGCAGAAAGACCACCTCTCATTGTTGGGTCATTCAAGTATTTCCAATCAGACTTATAGAAGTCATAACCTCTTCTAAATCCTGTGAATCCTAAGTTCAATGCCATTTCTTTTTCGTTGTCAAATAGACCGTAAGAAACACCACCTGCTGCATTAGAAGATTGCTTAGAAAGCATATCGTCAATGTCGAAAGAGAAATCTCTATCTACAAATACTACGTTTTCTTCGATTGCTCCTTGCTTGTCAAGTCTTGAAATAACTGAATCCCACTCAGAAAGAAGAGTTGGGTTTCCACCACCCCATACGTTACCTCTGTTTTCAACAACGTAGAAGATACCTTCTGAACCTTTATCACCAACACTGTTGTTAACTGCTTGTGTAGCTACACCACCTGCTGCTGCTGCCGGAACTGCTTCAATCATTGCAGTCTCAAGATAATCGTCAAAACGTAATCTTGTTTCGTGCTCAGACTTCAAGTACCATAGGTATCCGTTTGCTCCATTTTCAGTTGTAATTTCTACCCAACCGATTTGAGCCATATCAGAACCTGATACTGCATACTTGTCTTTAATGATGATAGGAGAATTCTCAAAGATGAAGTCGTCAGATTCTAAAGAACCTTCCATTCCACTTGTTCCTTTTTTGAATTCAGAACCATAAATAAATACAGTGAATTTAAGACCTGCACCTGCTACAGGAATACCACCTGCACCATATGTAGCTACCTTAAACGTTTTTGCAGTGTAATCTACTTCAGTTACAATACACTTAACTGAACCTGCACCTGCGTTGTCAGAAACCATTACGGTTTGTCCAACTCTGATTGCGATAGAGTTACTTGCACTGAAAGCAGGATTACCTGCATCATTTACTGCTAAAGTAAACTCAACATCATTAATAGCTGCTGCAGTTGTACAGTCAACATATTTAGTGTGAAGTCTACCTTGTTCTGCCCATTTGATAAGGTCAGAGTTAGATGGCATCTCTGCTCCTACCATTCTTAAGAATGAAGAAATAGTTCTATTGCCATATCTTTCGAATTCTTTTTCGTAAGTATCCGGAAGATACTGATTTAGGAAATCGAAGTTTTTAATGTAGTTTGACTTCAAAGGTACTCTTTGAGCACTTGGTTGTAAGTCAAAACCGGGAATTGCATCTACTGCCATTTTGTTTGTTTTTTTAGTTTAATAATTTATTTTCTACTCTTAATCCGTAAACTTCTTCCGTGGTCGTTGTTTACAGACTTTATTTGCATCCCTCCTTTTGTTGATACTTCAGGAGCACTACGAGTCGTCATATTTATATTTTTTAACTTCTTCATTGTGTCTTCTGCTGCAGCACTTTTGCCTTGTTCAAAAAAGAACTTAGCAAACTTGTCGGGGTGCATCGCCATCGCTAATGACCTGTGATATCCTCTTGCATCATTCATCAATCCATCTTCATCTAAAAACTTCTTTATAAAGTTTGAAGGGTCAGATTGAATCTTCTTGGTTTCGGAAGCATCACCGGGTGAAAAATAAACTTTGTTGTCGTCAAGCGTAAACTCAAAACCTTTGAACTCACTAAACACATCGTCAGTCTTCTTAGTAAACATATCTCTTTTTAAAGCATTCTGTTCACTTACTGTCTTCGCTTCTGCTATATATTGCTTATATGCTTTGTAATCTTCATCTTCAGCTTGAGGACTTGAATCCCTTCTCGACTCGAGAGGAACTTTATAAGACTCCTGTTGCTCTTCAAAAAACTCCTTAGCTTTCGCAATAGTTTTTTTCTTTGCTAATTTTATTTTCTTAATAGCTTTTTCATCATCTATATCTTCATCATAGTGATAGTCTTCCATTAAGTCTTCAATATCTTCTGCATCTAAACCTTTTTCAGTTGCAGATAAATATTCTCTTAGCAAGTTGTCAGGTTCCATTTCATCATAATTCTTTTGCAGTTTTGCAAAATCATCGAATCCACGACCTGTGTCTTTTTTATATTTAAGATATGTAGAAACATCTTCAGGGAGAGGCTCTTCCTCTCTCTGTTGATTTAGTTCGTCAAGAGATTTAAACTCTTTTCCATATCTGTCACCAATAAATTTAAGAACTTCTTCCTCGTTTAACTCTGAGGATTGAGTTTTAATTTCTTCGTTAACCTTAGGCTCTTCAGCTTCAGGCTCTTTTTGTACAGTTTCTTCTTTAACTTCCAACTTAGTAGCTACAGGTTCATCACTGTTTACTTTTGCTTCGTGCTTTTCTAACAACTCGTTTTCAACTTGTTGTACAGACTTTTCTTCAGCACCTTCAACTGCTCTTACTTTTATTTCCATATTTGATTAAATTTAATTTTATACAAAGTTACACAAAAATTATTATAGTTTTAGACGGTTATCTTGGGTTGAACTCTGCCAAGTCAAAGCCATCTAAACTATCTTCGTTTGATTCAAAATTTATTGGAGGCAAGTTATTTCTTCTCTGATTAATCATTTTAGATTGCTCAGTGTTAGCTTGACTTATTCTTGAAGCTTTTGCATCTTCTCTTTGTGTCTCTCTACCCTGAAGTGCTTCGGCATCAACCTCTCTTAGTTGCATATTTAACTCAAACTCTTGTTGCATCAACCTTGATTTTAAATCAGCTTCTGCTTTAAGTTTTTCTATTTCAAAAGCAATATCTCCTTGTCTAAACTGTAGTTTAGCTTGAGTCTCCATTTGAAGTTTTTGTGCTGCCATTTGTGCTGCCATCTCCTGAGATTTGAGTTGTTGTTGAGATTGCATAGCTTGTTTCTGCATAGCCATCTTCTCATCTCTTTCTTGCTTGGCAATTCTTTTCATTTTAAGCAATTGATTCGCAAGTTTTAAATTCTTTAATTCACGAATATCAATAGCATCTTCTAAATTAATATCACCTTTAGATAAAGCCATTTGTATGTTAGCCTCAAGTTGTTGTCTTTGTTCTTCATCAGGTGCTAACTCAATAAAAATACCAAAATCATAAATGTATAGTTCATTGATATCGCTTAGTATAGATACATTGTATTTACCTATTTGATTTATAAACTCTTCTTTGAAATCAGAATACTCTAATATGTCAGCAACCCTATAAGTTGTTGCCTCTGCAAGACTCTTATAAATATAAAGACTTCCGTCTAAAATATGTCTTGTTGCTACATTTGAATTTAAAGCAGCTAACTTTTGAAGTCCAACTAATGAATTAGGGTCCGGTGTACTACCATCTCTTGCTTCATTTAAACCTGTTACTAATCTTATCTGATTTAAGTAATGATTATAATTACTTAAAAGCATTTGTGTTTTTGAAGCACCTGAAGATGATTGTAATTCTTTAATAGGAGTTCTCGCCTGATTGAAGTCTCCTTCTTGAGTATAACTTCTACCAATAACAGAACCTGTTTGAAAGTATAACCTTAATGCATCTTCGGGATTGTAAGCATTCCCTGTACCAAGGTCTACTTCATTAAGACCGTCAGCATCAATAAATACTCCGTCAGGTACAACTCTTGCAATTACTTGTTGTAACTTTAAATGTGTGATTTGAATTAAATCAGCAAAAGGAATCATCCTTCTAACTAAAGATTCAATAACACCTTTATACATTCTTGGTGCTACTGCCACATAGTTTGGAATTGCGTGTTGTGTGGCTGATTGTGGTCTAACCATATTCTCCATCAATTCCCATTTCAGGATTATGTTAGTACCCATAACCATCACACCTTCATACCAAACATCTATAGTTTTTTGAACCTTCTCAAAACTACCTTCTTCTTGCATTTCTAATGGTGGATTAAAAGAATCATCTTTCTCTACCATTGTTACATTGCCATTATCTTTTACTTTTCTTTTATAAGTTACTTTCTTAGTAGTCTTATAATTAAAGTACATTAATGTTGCAGTGTCTTTATAAAATATATCGTTTTGATAATACTGTGCTACATTAAAGTAATCAAACCAACTTTGTGCGTATTGAGATATTTCTTCTAAGTCATCATTGGTTAAGGTGGTATCTATTTTTAATAGTTCTGTAATTGGAACAGTTTTTATTTCACCCCAATAGAAACAATCTTTAAAGTGTGGGTCTTCTGTATAGCTATAAACAACATTAGCAGGGTCAACATATTTCAGTTTTACACCATCTCCGGGCAGAAATTCGTGCTTTGCTACTGACATACCTAATACAGTTAAATCATAATCTAACTGTTTTCTAATATCATTGTATTTGTTACTTTCAAATATAGTAGAGATGGCTTCCTCTTCTGCTATTTCAATAGCAGGTTTGTAGTTCAGTTGCATATACAACTTAAGTTCATCGTCTGTTTGAGGAAGTTCTGCAGGGTCCATAGTAAAAGGGTCTACTCCTGTCTTCTGTTGTATAGTCTCAAGAAGAGGTTTAGCAACCATTTGACCCTCAACCATTTGCTGATACTTGCTTCTTTTTGATTGAGACATAGCATCTTGAGCAAAAGCTTTTACACTAAATTCTCTGTCTTGCATTCCGTTGACTACAATGTCTACAAACTTTGGAAGTACAGGAACAGGGGTCCAATCCAAGTTTAAATAAGATAAGTCTCCATCGACTGCTAATTCATTTTTGTACTTTCCCGTACCTTGTTCGCCTCTTGCGTATAACTTTAATCTATTGAAGTCTCTCCACTGACTAAAGTATCTGCAACCACTACCGTCTTTCTTGAACCATTCATATTGAATAGCCTGTCCTATTTGTAATCCGAATTCATCAGTAGCCTTTTCTGAATCAGATACAAATTGACTTGGAAATCCGGAAGATGATATATTTATGTTTACTTTTTTCATCTAATAATTTCGCTATATTTGCCCTTGTTACTATACCTTGCAAAGTTAACCTTTATTTTTGAAACTTTTTTCTCAGGTAAATAAAGGTGTTTCTGTGTTGCCATAATTGCTAACCCCGAACTAATTGAAGCATCATACTTAGTTCTGTTACTAATATCGAACTTCGCCCAATCCTCTAAAGTTCTTGAAAAAACCATATCTCCAATATCCATATCATCTTTAAAACCTATATTGGTTTCAATGTATGATTCAATTGCTGAAGCGTGTGCTTGTTTTACTGCTTCACTTGAGTTAGGTATACCACCTAATTCTCTTTCAGTCTTAGATAATTTAGTATATGCTTTATCAGGTCTATTCATACAGAAACCTCTGTACCCCCTGTTTTTAAAATGATATAGTAAACGAGGTTTGTTATTTTCTATTAATATAGGCATACCATAAAAAACACAAGCCATTAACACATCTTCAAAAAATATTTCTGCAGTTTGTGGTCTTGCTATGTATTCTAAAAAAAACTCGTTACTTGGTGCTTCAGCCATACTAAACATAGTTTTTCCGTGTAGTGCTCCATTGGAACCACCTCCACCTACAACTCCTGATATATCATAACTGTCACACCCGAATGCACCAATGTGTTCATTACCGGGATATTTAATTCCTCTTCTTATATCAACTCTGTTTTGCAAAGATTTATTAGGAGTCCAAGAAACTAAAAACCTTCCTCGATTGTTTGGGGAAAATATTACCTCAGTATCTTTAACCCCGTTTTTCCAACTTAAAGACCCTCTTGTAATGTGATGGTCTATAATTAAAGAATCATTATAATCTATTTGCTGATATATCTTTGTAAGATTGAATAGAGACTGTTTACTCTCATCCCTAAATGCGTGAGACTCTGTTCTTGGAAATTGACGATAGTATTCGTTTAATGCATCAGGGTCGTTTTTTAAGGATTCAACCTCGTTTTTCCAATAGTCAATTGCTCCTTGAATAATTGGTTCCCCATCAATACCCGGCTTGGGTAATTTGGGTGTTTCAAAAACAGGCATACCATATCTATCAATAAACCCTTCCATATTCCACTCCATAGGAATGAAAAGTGAATATAACCCACTTTTGGTTTGACCATTAGCGTTTCTTTTTCCCACATCAGAATCTGTGTATAGTTTTTTGAAATTGTCACCACCCTTTTCAAGTGCGTTGGATGTTGAACCCATCATACATTTTCCAATAACTTTACTACCTAATCTTAAACAAGTTTTAGTAACCCTCCAATTGTTTAAAATATTATTAGGCTTTATCCATTTACCACTTTCATCGTGAACTAATAACAGAAGCTTTTCACCATCATAACTGTTATCGTCTGTGTTTTTCCAATCTATAGTAGTGTCTAATCCATACAACTCATCGTTGGTTGTATCGTACATATTTTTCTTTGTAATCTTTGCAGCAGGTATTCTAAACGCTAATTCAGTTTTAGGTTTATCCATACCATCCATAATAGGTTTAAAGAAAAAAGGTAACCTACTATTAATAGGAACTACCTTGTCGGTAAACATTTTCTTAGCATCAGAACCTGTCTTAGATAATATACCTACTCTTGAATCTTTAGCAAGTGTGCCTGTATTTACACACTCTGATGATGACATAAAAGAAAATCCTGAACGTCTTATCTTTAAATATATCATACCAAAACTTCTCGTATCTGCTTTAGATGCTTCCCAATAAAGAAATAAAATTCTATTTGCTTCTCGAAAATCAGGATATCCAACATCAATACTTGTCCATTGAAGGTACATATAGTGTGCTCCGGTAATGTATGTTGGTTCGCCATTAGACATAAACCACAAACCTTGCTCTCTTCTATCAAACTCTCCTTCAATATAATCAACCCATCTATCCTTAAATTGAGATGGCATTTCATTCCATTGAAATATAGATTGCATTCTACCTAAAGCCTTAGGTAACTCTTCTCTTTCCCAATACTGTTCTTCTTTTTTATTGTGTCTTTGAAGACACTTTTTAGGTGTTAAGGGTAAAGCTATCTTTAGACCACTTACACTTATAATATCTCCTATCTCTCCGGTCTTCGATATAACAACAAAATCATACTTAGACTCATACCCGTATTTCCACGTTTTAGCCTTGTTCTTAGACTTTAAAACGTTTTTAGGTACAACACCCTCAAGTGTTCGATATAAGTTATTTAGACCTTCTTTCTGCAAATCCTTGTTTTGTATCTGTTTTACTTGCTCCCTTTTCTAATGATTCAATAGCTTCTTTTTCTGTTTCAATTCTATTTAATATTTCAAACGCATCAAATATCGCTAACTTTTTTGTAGCTGCTGCATTTTTTAACCTGTCTGCTGAAAGGTCATCTTCAGGGTCGTGTTTAATAATCGCTTCCTTCGCTACCTTTATAAGCTGCTCCACTGCCCTGTGACCTGCTTCTATGATTTTTAATTTTATTTCGTTTGATTTCATTTCTAATACGTTTTGTTTTCTTTATAGGAACATCTTCGTTTAGTTCATCCATCCAATCCCATTCTCTACTCATAATAATGTTTGTTGTATGTATGGTGTCTGTAATTAACTACAATCTCTTGTTCTTTTTTTATATTGTCTTCTGCAATTAAAATAGTGTTACTGTTGTCCTTAAAGTAATAAAACTTTGCGTTAGGATGTTTAGAATGATTAGTATACCTACCTGCTATAGTTCTGCATCCATCCATAGTTCCGTACCCAATAACATCTCCTTTGTTAAAATCTTTTGTTGTAAAAATTCCCAAACCCTCAATGCTTGAGTCTTTAACCTCATAATTTTTATTACCAAAATCCACAACGGGACCTGCTTCTTTTATAAACTCATCTGACTCTATGTACTTATTTAAAAGTTCTAAATCTATATTAGCTTCTTTTAACATCAATTCAAAATCAGTCATTATTTCTTTTTTAAAAAACAAACCTGTATTAGTCTTGCTTTTTCTGCATAACCAAAATTATCATAAATATTTCTTGAATGATAAAGGTGTGATGGAAAAACAACAAGCCTATTATATCTTGACCTCAAGATACACATTTTTTCTCCTTTGTAATACAGAGTAGTTCCATCGGTTTCAGGATGCTCTGTGTTTAAGTAAAGTATCGCAGTTAAATCTCCCATCATATCATCTGTATGAATGAAATTTGGTTCTTCTTGATTTAAGGGTGACCTTCTTACAAA